GCTTGATAGTCTTGCTTCTTTGGTTTACTACCCATTGCTATACCTCTAATCGATACACTACGGTGTCTACTTTCCACCCAGCGCCTACTAAAATTTGCCTCATCTCTGGTAGCGGCGTTCTAACTTCAATCGCCTCCATACCAGCTTCTTTTGCCGTCTTTTGGAAAAACGGGTAATACTTTAATACGTTCTTCTTGCCTCGCTTGTGTGACCAAGCCAACCAAATCAAAAGTGTTTTCTCGCCGCTAAACTCATCTATCTCTACGGTAGAAATTACGAATCCTTCTGGGGCTTTCCAGTAGATCGCTTCGCCTGATACCACCGCTGCATAAACGTCTTCAGATCTGAAAGACAACTGCGGGTAATCCTGTATAAGCCTGTTAACAGCAGGGCCAACGCTATCCCAGTCTTTACGAATATCACCAACAACTGGCTCAACCGCTCTTTCATCTGTTGGAGTAACCTCTGTTACTGATCCGATAAATGCCTCCTGCTCCGCCATACCTAACTTTCCTAGCTATACGTGTTTCTTTCTGTAGCGCACGGCCTTCCGCCGTTGCCAGACCTTCTAAAAATAAAGATCCATAAACTTGTGCGCCTGGGTAATCTGTCCACTCGCGCCCAGGAATTCTTAACAGCCTGTACAACGCACCGTTAATTATGGTGTCGCGGTAGTCGTTCATTACGTCATCGCTGCAGGAAGTTGAGCGGTGTGTAGGCTTGAGAATGGCGCGAACAAGAAGGCTGTTTGCCTCCGTAGCACTTGGCACTGGTACAAGGTAGAACATGGAGGGCGACTGTTTTACAAAGAACTCAGGTGTCCCTTCATACCCTTTGATACGCCATTTCGGTTTGCGCTGTTCTATTAGAGCTGTGGTTGATGGCTCAAGATCGATGCCGTTATGAGTAACCCAGACAATCTCATGGACTACTGTCCCTGATGGTGGCTCAAGGTCGTACTCATACAAGTTAGCCACCGTTGTAATCGGATCTAACTCAGCCTGATAGACTTTCGACTTCTCGCATAACTCGATTACAGCCGCTCTAATATTCTGTTCAATAAGCGTGTCGGTGCAGCTTGGCACCATCGGTATTATCTCTGCTAAAAGTGATTCATACGCAGCCATCTATTAGCCTCTAACTTGTTGAGGGAGAATACTTGTCTGTCTATTTGAATCTACGTTTGGCGAGGTAATCGCGTCTATCTGCGCTTTGCCAGTTACGGACGCTATAAACAAATTGTAGTGCGTGCTTGCTCTCTGACTGTTACCAGCGTACTCAGCGTCTTTTGTGTAAGCACGGAAGAGCACGTAGTCCATCACAGCGTTGGCGAATATATCTGGGATGCTTAGATTACCGTTCTGCGCCACCGTTGATGGATTAGAAGAGTAGATAATCTCTATATAAGAATTACCGGCAACCCCAGGATAGACATAAAAGTTACGTGGGTTTTGCTCGTCATAGATATAGTGCTTTATAACGGCAGTATGCGCAGCGTCACCCGATACAGTTGGGTCGTGCCAATCTGGGGTTTGGGCATCTAACACCTCACGGGACACAAGTCTCACTGATCTCTTGCCAGTACCACTAGAGGCCGCTGACATGTTTCTTACAACACGGAGGAGCCTGTTACCTGCAGCGGGTATCTCTTGCTTTGTACCTGTAGCCAAAGTTACGGTAGCGTTTACAGCGCTTGCATCTGGTTTGATCAAAGCAATCTCGCGCTGCGCGTCGTTTACGAACAACACCAACTCAGTAACAACAGGCCATCGAATACCTGTGGTGTCCTGTAATATTGTTTGGACGCGATCAATTACGCTTTGTACTGTAACCGTCATATCAACCTCTAACTATTAAGGGCTTCTTCCCAAGCTGCTTCTCGCTCACTTGTAGAAACCGTGCGCCCTGCGGCTTTGTTTACGACGTTAGCTTTTGGGCTACCATCGGATTTGAAATTAACTGGATCACCCCCTTGGATAAGTGCCTCCATAACTGCAATTAACTCTGCTGGAGGGATACCTTCGTTTTTATCTTCTTCGCCGTAATAGGTAGCTCTACCTTCGGCAACTTCCTCGACAGGCTGTTCTTCCACAACCTCGTCTGTCTTGCTTTCTGACACTAACTTAGCGCCCATCTGCATTGCGATTAGTCCGATTTCATCGGCGCACTCAACAGGCTCGTTTGCAGTTAATACAAATACGCCACCTGACAAAGTTGCTACACGTATATCTTCTTTAGCAATAACCTTCATGGTCTTCCTTTTATTTAGTTGAGTACAAAAAAAGACCCCCTCCTGAGAGGGGGCCAAGCCGCTTATACAGCGGTATCTAGCGCGATTACACCGAAGTCCTGTACATTGCCACTTACGTCGCTGTTGTACTTAGGCTTGCGTAAACCGAAGATCTTACCGATAGAGATACCAGCTTGGTTTGAGTAGTCGAAGGTGTCTTCAACAATCTCAGGGTTACCAATATCAGCCATCGCTAGAGCTTGTGCGCCACAGAACAATGCGCGAGCACCGTCTACGTTTGCACCTGCGCCCCACTTGTAGCCAGCAGCGCCAGCGTTACCTGATGCACCACTTGTAGCACCGGATGTGTTAAACACATGTCGGAACTCGTGGATCATCACGCCGTCTACCATCAAGCTGCTTGAACCTGAAAACAGGCTGTTAGCTTGACCGCGAACACCAGCGTTACGCACGTTAGCTAGGAATGAAGCATCTAACTTCAAAGCAGCCATTTGCTGTGGTGTTACAAACATGTGGAAGACTTCTTCGTTACCAGCACCACGTAGACCACGGATGTAGTTGTCTTTGGCGAAGGCTTTTAAGTTGACAATACACTCGTAAGAGATCTTGTCAGCAGCAGCAACAGCGTTAGTTGCACCAGCTACCAAACCGTCAGTCGCATCCCAGCGACGGTGACGAGCACTAGTAGGAGCAGAAACGTCTGAAGCAAACTCAAGGTCTACTAACTCGTGACCAGCAGTTCCAGAAGTAGCTCTCAAGGCACCGTTTGTTTTGTTTGTATAAGCAACACCAGACAGTGTTAAGAACGCCAACTGATCCATACGGTCAGCCATTGCATATGCAAGTGCGTCACGAGATTGCTCACGGAAGTTAACAACAGTCTTCTGGTCGGCCATACGTCCAGCTACGCGGTTAGCGAAGCGGAGTTGATCCAGCTCGATTGTGATGTCGAAGGCACGCAGTGCTTCTTCATTACCTTCTAAGGTGTTGTCGCCAGTGATACCGTCACCAGTCATGTCAGCAAGCAAAGTGATATTTGCCTTAGTACCTTTCTGGCTCTTGGTTAGTTCAGTAATACGCTGAACCATTGCGTTCTGACCAGATCCTGCGAACTGGTTGATGAATGACATGTTGCGAGCGACTTTCCAAAAGTCACGGCTCCACGCCTGTAATTGATCGCCCGAAAGCGTTCCGAAGTTCGTTAAAGCCATGATTGGCCTCCATATATTGACGTATAAGTTTTGTTAGTGCATACGCACTATTCATATAGCCGACTTATGGAGCGGCTAACCCGTTTCCCTCTATCGTGGGGAGACGAACTAGCGCTTATTAACGAGGTGCGACCTCGGAAGGTTTAACGCCTTTACAGGCGGTTTACGTTTTTAACGTGTACGGCACGAACCAATGTCGCATGGTCTAGCGATTAGTGAATATTAGCATTAGTACTAAAAGTAGCAAGCTTATTTTTGCTACCATTTTACGCGATTTGCCCAATATGCTGCGGACATCTTGCCCTTCGCAATGTTCTTTCCATGCCTAGATTTGAAGCTTTTACGTTTTGCTTTCATCTTGTCTGACTCACCAGCCTTTGGCTTACCGGCGGTGCTTGCGCCCTGCTCAC